CTGAAAGTTTTTTGACAACACTGTCAATCTCTTTACCAAGAGCTTCCATCTCATCTTTGACGTGACCAATATCAGATGTAAGACTGCTTGAGTTAAACCCATCGTTCATTGCTGTTTCTTTCTTAACGTCATTTCGTATTCTCTGGCTAGTTCTAACCAGTTATTACGTTCTTTGTAGCTTAAACCTTTTATTTCAGAAAGTGACCAGCCAGTAAACACTTTGGATAAAATTAGCCATGTAGAGGCTAATTCTCTGTACTCGATACTAGAATCGAAACAAAGCTCCAATGCTTACTGGAACCACCAACTCACTATTACACTTAGGGCATTCCATACTAATTTCTTCAAATTTTGGTCCTGGAGAGCGTTTGGTAATCTCATCTACCAACTTTTGACGGTCTGCCATTCCCAAGTCTTGAACTTGAGAACGAGATACCACACGCTGACCGTTAATGTTGAGCACAGTGTGTTCCAAAAGAATAGTTACTTTTTCTGAAACATTTCCTGAGTTATCGATTAGTTTATTTTCAGTAATACCAGTAGGTAGAGTAACTAGAAAAGTTTTGTTTCTTCCTTGAACTTCAAATACTCTATCTTCTTCAGGATTTACCAAAGTTTTTACTTTGATGTCCTTCAAAAGGTCAAGTTCAACTTCTTCTGAGTTTTCGCAACTAGTGCAAAATCCTAAAAGAGTTGCGGTATCACCATAAGTTGCTCGGTAAATACCTAGCAACAAAGAGTCTCTATCTCCAAGTAGTAGCCCATTAAGTAAGTCTGGTGTTGCGGGTTCATCGCCAATTGTCACAACTCCACGCTGTAACACTGCCGAATACACTTTATTAAAGTTTTGTGTACGAGCAATAAACTCTTCGTCTTTGCCCGTAAGTTCTTTTACAGTAGCTGTTTGGAGCAGCTCCCCAGAGAATTTTACAAATCCTCCAGGAAGCTGCACCTCAACATCTGTTGGTACAGATAGGTTAGCTGGCTCAATTTGAATTTCAGGTTCTTTTAGAGCATCAGCTACCAATTTGTTTGTTAAGTTAGGGTTTTGTGATGCGTTAATTACTTGTTCAGTCATTTTATGTTCCTTATGTTATTTATTATTAATTGATTTCAGCTGCCGCGGTTGTTAGGTTAGCCGCTACAGTCATTTCAAAGCCTTCGTGAACCATGCTGATTTGTTCAACGAAAATAGCATTGTCACCAGCGTTTAAGTCTGAGTAGGCAATTGAGCTAATCCAAGCGTTGTACACCTTGAATCTTTGGACTACAAAGTCATCCTGAGAACCTGAGCCCACTGGAACTACAACGCCAGAGGCAATTGGGTGAGCTAATACCTGAATCTCAACATCACAACGGAAGTTATCTGCAGTAGTTCTGACAGTTGATGACTGCACAGTCTGAAACAACATCTTCATCCAGTTCCAGTTTTGGTTAGTTCCAATTATCATTCCACGAGAAAGGGTAATTGGAGCAAACGATGTCTGTCCAGGAATCTGGTGAACAGTAGTGTTGTAGCCACCTTCACGGTAAGGGATTGAGTCAGTAGTAGTAGCTAGACCTGAAACTGATGTAAACCCAAAAGTAATGTTCGATAACTGAGTAACAGCTGTACTACCAGTGGTGCTCTGCGGGGAAAACGTTACTAAAAATCTAAAGTTTCTGATTGGGTCAGTAAGTAACGTTGAACGATTATTTAAAATAGTTGGCATTTTTTTATGTTTCCTTTAGGTTAGTTTCCAGTAGTTTGGCTTAGGTTAATAACTACAAATTCTGCAGGATACTGCAAAGCTACACCAACTTCAATGTTTACTACACCAGTAGCAATTGTTGAAGGAGTGTTGTTTTCTCCATCTATTTTTACATAGAATGATTGAGCAGGAGTTGCTCCAGCTAATCCTCCACTGTTACGGTATTCGTTCAAAAATACAGTAATAACGGTCTTAAGCTGTGCCCATAGCTTGTAGTCATTGTTTTGGAAAACAGCAAATGTAGTAGAGTTTTCAAGACGTTTTTTAATGTAAATTAACGAACGTCGCATGTTTACGTAACGGTTAGCAGTACCATCTTGCTTTAGAGTACGACCACCCATCACTACTACACCAGAACCTGGGACGTTTCTAATAGTATTTACAGGTTTTCCAATAGTAGTACCATAAGTACCTGTGTTCAATGAGTCTAGGTCAGTAGAAGTAAACGAGCGTTCCAAAGAAACAGCAGTTGTAACTTTAGTATCAATTCCTGCAGGAGCCTTGAATGGTCCCTTTAGTTTGTCAGTAGCTAGGTACAACCCTGCAACTGCACCAGCAGGACCTACTAGACGAAGTGCGCCACGTCTGCTACTTACTGGGTCACTAATGTATACGTTAGGGTAGTATATGGCCGCTTGACTTGAAACAGTTCTAGCAGAAGCATAGTCAATAGCACCAGAAGTGCTTAGACCAGGAGCCGTGTCTAAAACAGCAAAGCCATTACCAGAGTTAGCCCAAGCAATCATTGCTTCATGAACAGTAACCATACTTGATTTTGCAGTAGTATCGTTGTTTGAGTTGTCCACATAGAACTTGCGGTAAAGTTCAGGAGCAAATACAACCAATGGGCGAGAAATAGCGTCAAGTTCCGAAGTACCATCAGTAGCAAAAATAGCTGAGTAGTCAGTAGCAACTACTGTTGCATCTGGCGCAGTTGCTCCAGCAAGAGGAATTACTGAAGTAATTGACTGAGTAGCAGGAGCCGCGGTACCAGCAAGTGATAGGGTAACTGTGCTAGATAACTGGTTAACTACAGTAGGAGCGTAGTCAGCTGAAGTTGAATCAGTAAATGACAAATTGTCGTAAGACTCTAGCAATACGTCAGTAGTAGCATCTGTGTCTGGAGCTGAAGCCACTACTTCTTGATAGACACTGAAGTTGTAAAGACTGCTACCGCTTTGCTGGTAGATACGAACACGCAAGTTGTTTCCTGCAGCTCCAACAATCTGTGAAGTTACGGTACCAATACTGGTTGAACCACTTGCTGGAGGAAGGCTTGCACTAGCTTTTGAGGTTAGGGTAGAAGCTGCTACAACACGCTTAACATAAAGTTCAGTACCGCCATTTGCAAAAAATTGGTTTACACCAAAAGTTGCAGGGTATGAAATGTTAAACCCACCAAACTTCTTAACAAAGTCATACCATGAGGTGACTAGAGTAAGAGCAGTTGGGCCTTGAGGGAATACTCCTACAGCAGCTCCAGCAGCGTTTGCAATGCCTGAACTAACAATAGGGGCGTTAATAAGAGTCTCATTGATGTAGACTCCAGGACGACCATAAGTCATTTTATCTCCTTAATTGAATTTACTTGATGTATGTCAAATCTTGTACGGTGTTGTGTTTCGTGATTAGGGTGTTATTTACACTAAGTACTTTGTACAGTTCAGTTAGAGTAGCTTGAACTACTTCGCTTCCGATTCTAACTGTAAGCACGTTAGTAAATAGTCGTTTTCCTTGTTCTGAAATGTTGTCTCTTTTTGAAACAGAAATAAGTTCTAAACGACGTAAAGTTCCATCATTTAAACTTAGCTGCCCAAATCTAAAAGGTATTCTTGCAGATACTATTTCTGCAAGTAGTTGCCTATCATGTCTAGGGTGACGACAATAGGTGGTAATTTGATAGTCAATGTTTACTGGTATAGGTAAGTCAATTTCCCAACCCATGTTACTGGGCAAATTAGTTGGGGCAAGATAGTCCACATAGCTTTTACCCCTCATCTCACGTTCAGGGTCTCTAGTTACATCAATCATGTCAATAGTGATGTAAGGGTAACGTTGTTCACGGAGTTCTTGGTCAGGTTGTCCAAACCACACACCAACTTGGCGTGAAGAAGTCACTGTTCCATCAGCTTTTTGGTCAACTACAGTCATACCATCAAGCCAAGAACGTAGTGCATCATCTTCAGATAACAAAAATGTCATCAAACACCTCTATAGTTTTTGGTTACGTGTTGAAGGAGTTCTCCGTGTATTACGCCTTTTTGGTTACTAAATTTTCTGATTACCGCAGTAGGTCTAACTGATTCGTTGCCGTATTCATGCACAAATGCCCTGTCTTTATAATCAGGGTGCACGTGTACGTCAAAGCTACCATTATTATGCACAACATGGAGATTAGCAACTACGTCCCTATCCCAGCCATGCTCTAAGGCGGATTCACGTAGTTTAGTAGTTAGACTACTAGCCACATCACCTGTAGATTTTTGGATTGCTTCTTTAACTTTCGAAATCATTTCTTAGGCTTACGTTGAGCAATTTTTCCACCCACGTAGCCAGCAATGATTGCATACAGGATACCAGAACCACTATTTGGTTTGGCTCCTCCGATTCCTCTGAGAAATTCTTCTTTCTCAGCAGGTGTCGAAAGTTCAGCCATCTTTTCCCACCAGGGCTTATTGTAAGATGACACGGCAAAATCCTTTTCAGGCGCAGGCTACATAAGTAGGTAAGTATTCGCACGAATACCTACATCTCTAGGGTAAAAGAATAGCCCCAATAAATGGGGCTAAACTTTGTTTGTGTTTAAGCTACTTTTTTTGGATTAGAGATTTTTTTAGGCAGACTAGGTACCGAATTTTTGCCAGCGGCTTTTTGAGCGGAATCCCTGTTCTTAATGACACCTTTCATCTTTGCTTTACGAACATCTTGAGGCAAATCATTAAAAGACCCTGCTTTACCAGGATTTAGCCCACCGTTTTTTCCAGTTTTTCCCTTGTCAGCAACTGATGCAGCTAACGTAGGCTGACCCTTACGGCCATTTGGAAAATCACGTTGTTCAGCTTTAAATGCTTGTTTAGTTACTTTGCGAAGTGGTTTTGGAGTGTTAGCCATTATTATTTGCCTTTCTTAGGGGAGGTTTTCTTCTTCTTGGCGTTTTCTTCACGCTTCAACTTAGCTGCAAGAGCCTTGTCCTTGGCGGTGTCCTGTGACTTAGACAAGTTCTTGTTCTTGTCCTCTTTTTCAAAACGACGTTTTTGAGCAGGGGTCATGCCCTTTTCTTCTTCTTTATCCTGCTTCTTGTCAGCTTTTGAGCCAATCCAAGGAGGCATCTTTTTAGTGTTTTTCTTTTCAGCCATTGTTATCTCTTTCCTGTAGGTTTTTGTTTATTTTCTGATGCGTGACGTTCATCAACTCTTACTACAGCAAGTCTACCCTGAACATTTGCAAGTTGTTTCTCAAGCGCTTGACGCTGTGCTTTAATCTGAGTTGGTCTAGCCACTCTTGCCAATCCTTTTCCTGGTTTTAAAAATTCTAAGTGGTTTTCTCTAGATACTAACGCTTTGTGAGTATCCCACCTAGAAGTTCCTGTGTGAACTCCAGCCATGTTAGGCTTTCTTTACTCTAGGGCTTCTAGGGGCGACTTTACGTGCAGCTTTTGCTGGTGGCTTACCTTTGATACCGCCTTTTGCGGTTTCGTGAACAACTTTTTTGCCTTTGCCGTCACCTGGCTTGTGGTGTGGAACTGGAATAGCCATTACTTTCCACCTCTTGTCATACGGTGAACTGTACCTTTACGACCTGCAGCTGAAGCCTGAGACATGTCTTTTGGACCATACTTTTTACGACCAATAGCTGCGGCAATTGCCTGCGCAGATTTCTTGCTCTTTCCAGATTTTTCTAGCTTTTTTTCTAAAGCTTTAAATCTTGAACCTTCACCAGGAACTGATTTACCTGTCATTTCTTACCTGCTCTACGTTTATTTTCTTTGGCAACGTTTTTACTGTGGCTCATGGCTTGAAGATTACCCATACCATCGTGACCTTTGCGACCACCGTTGTCTTTATGGTCTACATCTACATTCTTACTTAGTTTACCATGTTTGGATTCGTAGTCTTCCCTAGCTTTATTTTTAGACTCGGTTTTCCAACCGTCTTTAGTTTTTACTTTCCAAACATAAATGGGGCGACCACCATTTTGAGCTGAACCCTTGTATGGTCCAAACTTTTTTCTAGTGCCAATTTTTACTTCAGCCATTATCTGTGTCTCGCAGTCTTCTTAGCAATTTTTTTAGGTTGAGGTACAAACTGTTTACCAGGCTTGCCACCGTCACCTTTTCTTTTTGCACGATTTGTGGCCGCTTTTTCTGCTGGTGTCAAATCTTCCCAAGCTTTCTTAGGAAGGTAGCGTTTTTTACCCTTAGATGGTTTTCCATCTGAGGTTGTCCATTCTTCTTTAGTCCATTTGTCTAATGAACGTTGAGAGTGAGCTTTAGACATTAATCTTTATACCCTCCGCCAGCTTTCTTATATTCTGTTGCAAGAAGCTGTGCTTTACGGGCTGACCATTCACCAGGGTCTCCACCCTTAGAACCAGCTTTAATTTCGTTGAAAAGTCTTTTACGCAAAGCAGGCTTGGTGTAGTTACCTGCTTCGTTTACTTTACTTTTTGGTTTTTGACTTGGCACTGCTCTTGCCCTTCTCACGTTCTTTCATCGCTTTTGCTTTAGCGAGGTCTCTACGACCCATAGCAACAGCAGCCGCTTTGTCACTACCATGGTAGTTCCACACTTCTAGCGACTTCTTTAGACGAGTAGGTTCACCTTTGTCGTCAAATAGAGGACCATCTGAAGAGCCCATACGAACAAGGAATGAGCCTTGACGACGATACTCTTCAGCAGTTTTGGGTTTACGATTAACTGGAGCCTTTAGGTTGTGACCTTCTTTTTTAGCAGAAGCACGACCTTTAGCGTTCAAACCACCGTTAGGGTTTTGTCCTTCTTTTCTTTGCCAAGCTGGAGTTTTAGCCATTGTTTTCCTTTACCAAGAAGATAGGGCAATACGTTTCCACGTATTAGTTGCTACACAAATGTATAGGTAGCTACTGTCAAAAGAATAGTGCCCTGTAACTCCGTTAGAGGTAGCTAATGATGGGGCAGTAACTAGCTTAGTTTCTAGTGCAACTATTCTGGTGTCTAAGTTTTGTAGGGCAGAATTTAATGGGACATCCCAGTTAGCCTGACCTGTAGTAGGTAATGTTACTGACATAAGTTATTCTCCATAAGGTGACAGGCCATAACCATTTAAGCCATAGCCGTATGCTTTATTTCTAGGGTCAACGACAGGTGCTTGAGCGTACCTTTGAAACTGAGGGTCATTGACCATTTCCTCAGAGTTAATCTGATTACAGTCTACCGTAACTACGGCCCATCTATAGCCAAAAGAACCACGAGGCAAAACTCGTGTAGGAACAAACACTTCTCCACGGTAAAGTATTCTGTCTTTAATGTGAGTGTTTGCATCAGTTATTAGGCTAGGTAAAAGTTTTTGTACATCACCTACGTTGATTACTAGACGCAAAGTATCTGTTACATAAAAACCACGTTCGTTCATTACGTTAGTACCACGAACAAACTGTGCCATAACTACAGGCATTTTAAAAGGTAACATCCATCTGCGACCTTTACCAATTTCTGAACTAGACACGTCATAGATGGGGTCAACAATATCGTTGTAGTATTCTTCTAAATACGCATCTTGCCATCTAAACCAGTCAACTTTTACTCCAACAGTTCCGCCAAGTTCTTCGGAGATGCCTTCATAAATAGACAGCGCTTCATAATCCATGTTAAACCTGGAATTACGGTCACTGCCTTCTTTACCACCACGCATTTTAGTCCTTAACTATTAGGCCCAAGCGCCAATAGAAGTAACAGTATTATTTCCAATGTTAGTTACTTTCCAATACGAGTTTGCGTCTACAGTAACCATAGAAATACCTGTAATTGGGTTCATTGCCATTTGAGGAGTTAATACTCCAGAAGTAGTTGTCCTAATAATTCCCTTAAAGTACACTGTCCAAAAGTTATTGCTACTTGCTACTGGATTAGGATAAATAGTAATTAAAGCGTTTACAGGCTTTGTTCCAATGTTTGAAGTCCCTACATCTCCCCAGCTATTTCCAGGAACTGGAGTAGTGGTGTTGTTAACTCTTGTCGAAGTATACGTAACAGCAGAACTTGCAGCAGTTCCACTGTAGTTTAGGAGAAAATAGTTTGACCCAACTGCTGTTCCTGTGTAAATAGAGTATCTAACAAGACCTTCAAATTCATAAGTTGTATTAGCTGCTAAAGAAGCACCTGACCCAGAACCTGCAAAAATAGCATTTGCGTTAACATCTGGAAGAGTAAACTGACGAGTAGAATTTAGGGTGTAATACTGGGTAGAAGGAACAAGCCCACGGTTAGCCGCACCAGTTGCACCAGTTGTTGCGTAAAATATTGAACCATCGTATTCAACAGCACCTACTTCTGGAGTGGCTAAAACTGATGTAGAGCTTGAGTTAAAGTACAGTGGAGCTGAGTTTGCAGTAGTAACCGTAGTTGAACGAAGACCAAGAGAACCTGTAAGGTTGACAGCAACTGCGCTAATTGTTCCTGTAAATGTAGGTGAAGCTTTTGGAGCCAAAGTAGTATCTGTTGGGTGAATGTGGTCAGCACGAGAGTATGTTACAGAAGTTCCCGCATTAGCTGTACCATTTACTAAAGGATTTGCGTTAGAAGCTACAGGCAAATCTTCAATACGAGCAACAGTTCCAGTAGTTCCTGGCAAAGTCAATACAGTAGAACCAGCAATACTAGTAGGAATTATCTGTACTGTACCTGAAGTTCCACCTGGAAAAGTAATACTTGAAATACCAGTTAAGCCTAAGTTACCAGTAGCACGGTTTAAAGGAACTGCAGTACTACCAATGTATACGTTAGAGTTACCTAAAACAGTAGATGAAATAGTTCCAGTAAGGTTAGCTGCAGTTAAGTTAGTTAGATTTGCACCTGAAACTGCGCCAAAACTTGCTGACCAAGTACCACTAGCAATAGTTCCTACGCTAGTAAGGGAAGAAGTAACTACACTAGAGTTAAGAGTAGTTCCTGTTAAAGTACCTGCAGCTGCAGTAAACGTATACGAAGAGGCGCTCCAGTCAACCCCTGTAGTTCCGTTTACTGTAATAGCAGTTTGTAGCTTAGTAGCTGTATCAGCATTTCCCGATGGCGCAAAAGGTAAAGTACCCCATACAGTGACTCCGTCACCAATTTTAAACTTGCCCTTATTAGTGCCACTGTTTACGTAACCAATTTCACCATCAGCAAGAGTTTTACCAGCCCAGTTAGCTTCAGTATCTCTGCGGAATTGAATTGTAGTTTTTACGGCCATGATATCTCCAAAAAGTCTCTGATTACATTTTGCCTTATAAAAGGCTAACCCGCAGTATTACTGCGGGCTAACCATACCTTGTCGGGTTTTTTGTTCCTACCTGTACGCCAGGTAAGTCTTTATTAGAACGAAATTACTGGAGTTAGTTTATTGAGGAACTTCGTCGGGGATTTCTTCGATGCTAATTAAATTGTTCAGTGGGTGGTCGTGTGAAGGGTCGCAGTTTTCACAGTAACCGCCAATTCCGTAAGTAATTATTTTCATTATGTTCCAATCGCTACAGCTGGTCCACCCACAGATGCTATGTATGACCAAGACGGTGAACTAGGTAAAGTGCCAGAAACACCTGCAACGCTATAAAGAATTTGCGGGTAAAATGAAGTTGTAATTCTCTGCACAAAAGGGTTCATCGCTGTGTTTGCAGATGAAGAAGCGTTGTGGTAAACCATGTTGTAATTTCCAGTCAAAACTACTCCACCAACCCAGTACCATCCAGGGGTGAGACTTTGGCTAATGGTAATAGCTACGTTGCCAGCAGTTGTAATGTTTGCTGTTCCAGCGTCTAACAATAACGTGCTAGGTTGTCCATTTGAACCACTATTGTAAATACCTAGTCTTAAAGTTCCCGAAGTTGTGACTGAACTAATGTTTACAGTCAAGCTAATAGCTGTAACCGTGTTAGGAACATAGATTGGTGCAACCATCAAGTTATTAAGTGTTGCTGCTGAGGTGCTTGTAATGGATGCGCTTTTGTATAAAGCGCCAGTAGTCCATGGAAGAAAACCAGCATAGCCAGTTGAAGCGGCAGTCAAACGACCTTTAGAGTCAACCGTAATGTTAGCTGAAGTGTAACTACCAGCAGTTACTGCTGTAGTAGTCAAAGTTGGGTTAGGGTAAGTACCTGTAAGGTCTCCACCAGCAGTAGCTGTTGCAGAAAGTCTGCTTGTGTCTGTTGGGTGAACGTGGTCTTGTCTAGCATAAAGCAAACTGGTTCCGACAGCAGCTGTTCCGTCAATCAGTGGCGCAGTTGTTGCAGGGCTTGGAGCCGAAGTTAGATACGTACTTGAATCTACAGAACCATCAGCTTTTAAAAACTGACTTGAAGTTCCACCAGATTTAATAAAAGAAGTTCCAGTTACGCTACCGTTTACTACTTGAGAAGCAGTAAATGTTTGGCTTACGTTAGTAAATGCTACGTTTGAGGTAGTAGACAATGACCAAGCCGTGCCGTTATAAGTCCACGTTTTAGTTCCAAACGTGTAAGTTTGCCCGTTTACGGGTGATGAGGGAAAGTCTATAGCCATATATTTATTTTACTTTCTAAGCGTGTAATTTGTGGTGTTAGTGTGCTGTTGCGCCAGCAACAACCCAAATATCGTCAAGATGAGCATCCACTGGTTGATTGAAACTTGTTCCTAATGAAATATCGAGGGTAAATGTCGTTCCAGTTGCCAAAACATTTTCTATTTTGTAATAAGTCCAACCCGACCCTATTGAAACAGAAATAGATGAGCCAAAAAAATTTGCTGTGCCATTGGCGTTCCAATACCAAAAAGAAATACTATATCGTTGACCAATAACAGCTGTTCCACCAGAAACAGTAATGTGATTGTCATTGTAGTAACTGTATAGATAAGCACTTGTTTCGGAGTCATAATAGTCAGTGGTGCTTGCATAATCACTCACTACAAACGAAGAACCAGTATGAGCTGCGCCAAAATTTCTAGCGCCTCGACTTATTGTGTTACCTGTGGCATTTTCAAAACTGCTATTTGGAAATAGATTAACTAAAGTTACTGATTTTCCAGCAACAGCAGCGATACCAGACATAATAGGTGACATTAGGCGCTCAAATCACCAAATAGTAAATAGACACCAGAAGAAAGAAACTGCACTGAAGCAATAGCATATTGATTTGAAGTTTTTAATCTATTTCCAGAAGAAACTAAAGTAACACCAGTACCTGCTGAAAAAGTAATTTGACCAGTACCGTACTGAACAAAATCAATAAACTGACCAGAAACTAAAGTACTAGTTATTGTAACTGTAACTGCTGAGTTAGATGTAGTTTGAACT